GGTAAGGTGCCGGAACGCGACGTTGTCGCTGGTCAGACCAAGTGCTTCAAACGCTGTGCTGATAGCGCTAATGGCTGGTTCGGATAACCTCGCTGCCTCGACAAATCCAAGACCCGCTTCGACCGCAGCACCAAACGCACCGACCGCAACCAATCCGAACGCTTCCAACGCCGCCTTGTTCTCGCCAGCGGCAGCGGTTTGATCGTCCGTGATTCCAATTAACTCCAGAGCGAGTCTGGTCTGCTCTGTGAGAGCCGCGTTCAGTGCTTCATCGGCCTCCTTCCACTCGTCAGTCTCCTGCTCCAGTTCGTCTCTGGCCGTCGTGAGCTTGGTGACTTCTTCCTCGTTCGCTTTGATGGCGTCAGCATTGGCGGTGAACCGTGCAGTCAGTGCGTCCGTCTCACCTTGCAGTGGCACGATCATCGCCGCGAGACCGGTGAACACACGCTCACTCTGCTGGCTGATAAACTCCAGCACCTCCACAGACTCAAAACCGAACTGTCGCTGCAACTCCAGAAGTTCAAGGAACTGCTGATTCGCTACCTCACCGCTCGCCACTACTTCATCGGCAATCGCCCTGAACGCAGACCCGAAAGATACTTGCGCCTGCTCGACGGTCAGAGTGCCCATCTCCACAGCACTGAAGAGATCTCTGGTCTTGGAAATCGCATCTTCCAAGCCAAACGCCATGACTCCGCCAGCCTCCTTGAAGATTTCCGCGAGGTGCATCATCATGCCGCCCCAGTCCGATCCAATCTCGTCTGCTGTTTCGGCAATCGTTTCTGTAAGTCCATCGCTGATGGCGTGACCCCACGTTTCACCGACAGCTTCAGCGATGCGTTCCTGCGTGGTCTGGCCTTTGAACATCTTCACAATGGCACCGATGAGCGGACCAGCCAGTGCACCCACCGCGCCCAGCAATGGTCCCAACATCTGGCCGAATGCCTTGCCCATCTTGGTGCCGCTCTTTGCAATGTTCTTCCCCAGTTCGCTGCCGATGTTGCTGCCAATCATTGACCCGAACATGCTGCCGATACCCTTCAGCGCACCACTGATGCCACCACCGCCGGTGAACGCATCCAGCACGGTCTGCGGGATAGCCGAGATCACATCGACAAACCCTGTCTTGAGACTGGATGCGATACGCTTTCCGGTCGTGTACATCTGCTCTGGGAACGCTGCCGGTGGCGCGAGTGCCGCGTCGAGAAGACTGACCGTGCCTATCTGATCCTTGAACCCGTTCTCGAAGTCTGCATAGACCTGACCGCCGACTTCAAACCAGCCCTTCATGTCTGATAGCTTTGGCGGCTGTATAAGGTCGCCATAGATCTTGATCGGACCTCCGACGTCTGGCGTCTGCAAGGTCGCCAGCCATGTGTCCATGATGTCCTGCGGCACCGCTTCGCCGAGTGCATCGTACTTCTGCATCGCAGTGTGCAGTGTGTCGTTCAGCGCGTCTTGTTCGGCCTCGGTCAACTTGGTGATGTCACCAAGCGACTGCAACGCCGTCATCATGTCGAGCGCTTGCGGAATGGTGCCTTCGCGCCATGTCGTCGCAATCTTGCGCCAGTTCTCGTCGCTCTCTACGACTGCTGGGTTCAGATCGTTGGTCAACACATCAGACGTCACACCAAGCCGATCTATTAAGTCGGCCAGACCATCTGGCACATCTTCGCCGGTGATAGCGGCAAGGTCGACCGCCGACTGAGCTAGCTCTCTGAATAACTCATCAGTGCCTGCTCCCGTCTTCGTCAGTTGCCACCACATGTTCCGCAAGTTCGCCATCGACGCATCGCCAGTGAGGAGCTTTTTGACTGCGCCTCGTAACTCCTCGGCCCTGTCGGCCATATCGTCTGTCTTCTTGCCAAGGTTCATCATGGCATCACCTGCCATGTCGAGTCCCTTGGTCAGCAGATCAAGCGCCTTGCCAGCGTATCCAAAGCTGATTGCATCGATGAATAAGCCAATGGTATCCATCGCCTCTTCGATCATTGTGACCAGCGTGTTGAACGCAGCCACAACAGTGATCCCAACAATTCTACCTAGACCGATCAAGACCTTCCCGACAGCCAGTACTAACTTCCGTACGCGCTCCTGCTTGGCGAACCACACGACCAAGACGGCAACAAGTGCGCCGATGGCAATCGCCGGAAGACTGATCGCACCAGCGACAGCACCGAACGCCGCAACAATCGCCGGAAGAGACGGTGCGAGCATACCGAAGGCCAGAATCAATGGACCGGCAGCAGCAACAGCCGCCACCAATGCCAGCGCCACGAGTTTCAGCGTCGGGTTAAGTTTGGCTAAACCGGGAATCAATGAGCCTGAGACGAAGTGCATCACCTGAGTGAATACATCCATCAGAACACGCAACACTGGTTCCAGTTGTTTGCCGATAGCCAGCCACACGCCTTCAACTGCGCTCTTGAGGAGCGTGAACGCGCCAGCAAGATTGTCGACCATCGTGTCAGCGATACGCTTACCGGTGCCGTCTGAGTCTTCCAGCGCGGCGGTCATCTTTCGCAGTTCGCCGGTGCCCTTCTCCAGAACGGCGATCATGCCCGGCATCGCCACCGTGCCGAAGATCTCGGCCATCGCTGCCGTATTCTGCAGATGCGGTTCTAGCTCTGACACAATCTCGTCGAACGGTCGCATCCGACCGCTGGCTGTCGACGTCTCAACGCCTAGCTTCGCCAACGCCTTCGCCGCTTCTCCCGGCGGGTTGACCAGACGCAACATCGCTCGACGCAACTGACGACCAGCCATTGTGCCGATGATGCCTGAGTCGGCCATCGTTTGAAGCGCAGCCGTCGTCATCTCAAAGGAAACGCCAGCCGTCTTGGCGACAGGACCGACCATCTTGAATGCGCCAGCAAGTTCGGAGAGGTTGGTGTTCGATGTTGTGAACGCTTTGGTCAAGACGTCCATCGCGTGTGCGGTGCCTTCCGCTTCGATGCCGTAGCCTTTCGTCACCTTCGCCGCGACATCGGCGGCCTCACCCATCGACATTGACCCTGCGGCGGCAAGGTCAAGCGTTGGACCCAGTGCCGACATGATCTCGTCTGTCTCGAAACCAGCAAGCCCAAAGGCCCGCATTGCCTCGGCCGACTGCGATGCTGTAAATATAGTGGTTTCACCCATCTTCTTAGCGAGTCCTTCTAATTTGCCGAAGTCCTCACCAGTCGCACCGGTCACAGCGGCGACACCGGACATTTCCTTCTCAAACGAGGCAAAGGTTTTGACTGACTGAGCGGCGATGATTCCCAGTGGCACGGTGATGCCAGCCGTCATCGCACCGCCGAGACGGGTCGCCTTCTGACCCATCTCGTCCATCTTCTTCTGAAACGTGTCGGTATCCTTCATCACCGCTCGCAGCTTGGCGGACATGCGATTCTTCAGATCAAGAATCGCTTCGATACGTCCTGCGTTCACAGCCATGATCAGTTACCGTCGTCTCGCTTTATTCGCTCGTCGTTGTTCGTTGTCACACCGCTTGATGTAATCGATCAACGGTGGCAGGTACGTGACCGGCAGCGCACAGTATTCCGGCCACGACCAGCCCATGCGCTTCATGATGCTGATGTCGGCTTGGGCGTCGTTCCACCAGCGTTGGTTTTTTTTGATTCACGCTCCGCCACGTTCGTGTCGTGCTGGTCAATCGCCTTATCGATGATGTCGAACACCGCTTGGTTCAACGACTCAAGGTTGGCGCGGTTCAGTTGCATCTTGTTGCCTTTGTCGTCAGCCAGTGACCAGTCGATCATGTAAGTCATCGCTCTGGCGAACGAGTACTCCGTCCAGTCGAACTGCGCTTCTGGCGCTTCAGCCTCTCGTCCTCCACTCTTCAGCTTGCTGTGTACCTTGCTGATCGACTTCAGCATCCGACGGCTCTCGCCAATCGTGAGTCGCTTCTTGACCATGATCCAGAACTCGCGTTCTGTATCACCGTCATTCCAGACTAGTTCGACCTTCTCTTCCTCCGGCTCAACGGACCACGGATTCGACATCAGTCGCTCCTTTGCATGATGGTGGGTGGGTGTGGCAATTCAAGGTCGATGCGCGTGCCGATATCAGGCGGGTCTACAGCGTGCCAGACCCATGTAGACGTGCCGAACGTCAGGCGTAAATCCAGCGGACGTCGAGACACCCACGGGTCAATGGATGCCACGACGGTCGCAGAGACACGAAACCGATGACCGGCAGTGCCAGTCACCGGTTTCACCGTCCACGATCCGAGACGCGCAGCGACCTGATACTTGAAGCGAAGCTCACCGGTGTGTCCGGTGGCTTGCACTAGGTCGCCGCCGTTGCTCTCGACAGATCACCCGCTGACTGAATGGTCGTGGGCGCATCAAGCAACGCACCGACTGATCCACCCATCGGGTTGTACGACTCGATGACACCGATGCCGCTGAAGATGGGATTGATCGCCGTCGAACAGATATTCTGCGGTCGCATCTCCACGCACACC